TTAGTGATGATCATGTCGATGTTCCCGGTCATGCACTCGTCGATCATGCGGTTGAATTCGTCGCGCTTCTTTGTGTTGGTGCCGGAGATGCCGTCGTCCGCAAAAATGCCAGCCAGCATCCATTCTGGATTCTTCTGGATGTACTCGGTGTAGTGAGTGACCTGCGCATCGTAGCTGGTTTCCTGCTCGTCGGAATCCGTGCTGACGCGGCAGTAGGCTGCGACGCGGAGCTTTGGCTGTTCGCTTTTTTTGACCGTGTTCCCGACCTGCGGTCTGGCGGGAATGAACATTACGTTTGCCATCAGACCACCTCACTTTCGATGAGGCCATAAAGGTACTCGGCTTGCAACCTCGGATCGTCGTAATGCTCCGTTGCATCGCCAAGATGGAAGCAGGTAGGAATCTCATCCTGCTTCGCTGTCTTCTTGCGATTTAGCCTACCGAGCTTACCGGCGCGTCTGATTCGTTCTTCGGAAGCTTTGTCGAAGGTCTCCTGGTCGATAATGGCGGGGTAGAAGTCATCGCCAAGGTAGTGCTTATTCTCCATGAGGCGTTTTGCTGTTCCGTGGTAGGTTTCGATCCCGGCTTTGGCAGCAGCTGTCTTAAGTGCCATGCCTGATAGGTAGTTCTCGTAGAGCTTTCGGATATTTTCAGCTTTTTCCTCGTCGATGATGGCACCGCCGTTTTCAATAATGTAGCCGTAAGGCGTGTGTCCCATGTCATCACATCCTTTCCTTCAGAGTCAGACCGCATTTGAGTTCAAAGCATGCTTCATGCCTTGAGCGGATGACGATGCGTCTGACGTGTTTTTCAAATAGGTTTTTATCAAAGGCGGTAAGCATCTCGCCTTTTTCTGCAAAATGCAGAAGCTCCGTGGTTGCCGCGACCTTCGTGACATCACCGGAGACATCGTTTTTCAGCGCCTCGATCTCACTTCGGAAGCTGTCCGCCTGTGAGAGGAGCTTGTTGTTCTCGTTGTTGTAGAGAATGTGGTCGATGATGCCCTGTGTCATTAGCTTCGTAAGGGTTTCTCGTTTCTCAGTGTTCTGTGCCAGCAGGGTCTGGATCTCCTGAATCTGCCGGAGCGAGTCGTCCGTAGAAGTGTTCTTGATGGCTTCCAAGTAAGGCTTCAGGAGCATCCGGTGCGCATAGACCAGCTTGTTCATCATCGTGACGAATGCCTGCTTTAAGGAATCGTCCCGGACGTAGAGCATTGAGCAGCGGCTTTTGTCCTGAATGTGGGTGTTGCAGCACCATGCCGCGTACTTGTAGCCGGTGCAGCTGTGAATCCGCCTCTTGAAGGTATCGCCACATTCTCCGCAGATGATCTTGCCGGAGAAGGCGTATTGGCTCTGGTATTTGTCGGTTCCTTTGACGACGCCTTTTTCGCTTGCCCGCTGTGATATAAGTGCCTGTGCAGCTTCAAAGTCATCCCGGCTGATGATTGGCTCATGGTGATTCTGAACCATGTACTGGCCTTTCTCTCCGTGGTTGACATGCCGGTTAAATGCAGAATCCGAGAAGGTCTTCTGGAAAAGGCAATCGCCGACGTACTTTTCATTGCTGAGCATTCCGCGAATGGTAGTCGCCGTCCAGTGGCCGTTACGCTTGGTAGGGATGCCGCGCTCGTTCAGATCGTCTGCGACGGCATTGCTGCTTTTTCCAGCAAGAACTGCTGAGAAGATTTCCTTTACGACGGCTGCCTGCTCCTGATTGATGAGCATCTTCTTGCCGTCCCAATCGTAGCCGTAGGGCGGGTAGCTGACCTTGAAGGTTCCAGCCTCGAAGCGCTTTTGAATCGACCACTTGCTGTTTTCTGAAATGGAAACCGACTCGCCTTCAGCCATGCTGGAGAGGATCGCCAGAAAGAGCTCACTCTCCATTGATCCGGTGTTGATGTTCTCCTTTTCGAAGAAGATCGGGATGTTCAAAGCGAGAAGTTTCCTGACCAGTTCCAGACAATCTGTGGTGTTGCGGCTGAAGCGGCTGATGGACTTGGTCACGATAAAATCGATCCTGCCAGCCTTGCAGTCACCGATGAGCCTCATGAGCTCGGGACGCTTGTCTTTCTTGGTACCGGTGATTCCTTCATCAAAGTAGAGCCCGGCGAATTCCCAGTCATCACGGGAAGTGATGTAGTTTTCGTAATGGGTCTTCTGAGCATCGAGGCTTTCGAGCTGGGCGTCAGAGTCAGTAGAAACGCGGCAGTAGGCAGCTACCCGGAGCTTTCTGATTTTGCCCTTCGGGTTCTTCACTTCTGCGATTTTGGTTACTTTTTTCAAGTGAATTCCTCCTTTCCGTACGTCTATACATCACTCTGAAAGCCCTATATATCAAGCTGTTTCTGGCATTATTTCCGCGAACAGAGGAGAGAAAGTTTCTCGATTGATGGCGGTTAATTTGTTGAATTCAGCCACGGAGATCATGCCGGAATCGAGCATCATCTGCCCGATGGCCTGCGCCTGCCTGTAGTCCAGATCGCCCTGAATGCGCTCATGCGTGTAGTAGTTGTTTTCGGTTTTCTGTGTTTGGTCTGACATAGCATATCCACCTCCAGTTTCCACTGGAGATGGCAGGGCATTTTGAGCGGATGAAATTTGAGAAGTTCTGCGTTCCATGAGTATCCTCCAATCCGAGGAGTTCCTTCCTCACGGTTAAACAGAAAAAAGCGGCTCAGATTGAGGGGTGAAAATAAAAAAGGCCTGCGGGCATTCCGAAGAACACTCGCAGGCCATAAATAATGGTGTATTCAGTTATTTCACGCGGATCTTCCATCCGGTGATGATGAGGTTGACGTTCTTAATAAGCGTCGGGTTAAGCTGCTGGATTGAAGAGACGCTGGTTCCGTACTTCCGGGCGATTCCTGAAAGCGTGTCTCCCGACTTCACCGTGTAGTAGACAGGCTGGTCGGCATTCTGCTTACGGCAGAGTTCGTTGACCTTGGCCTGAACGGCTGAGTAGTCATACCCGGCAGCGGTCAGACGGTTCTTGCGATCGTCGCCGTTTCCCCATTTGCCTTCGAGGACTTCCTTGGCCAGTTCATCCACGGTCTTCTTTGGAGCGGGTTCCGGGGCGGGCTTATCGTCTTTGGAATCCGTGCTGTATTTCGGTACGCCGTAACCACGGATGTATTTGCCGCCGACCTGAAGAGTGCGTCTTCCGACGGCATTGCTCTTATTACCTTCGATGACCGTGATTGTTTTGTCGGATACTTTTTCCACGATACCGACGTGATCAGGCCAGCCATCATTGTCGCCGTTACCGGAGTCCTGCCAGTCGTAGAAGATGATATCTCCGGGGCTCGGAACGTAGTTATCATCCTCCACCCATTCCTTAAGGGTAATGAACAGAACGACCATCTGCCCGCAGCCGCATTCGGTAGGGATGATCTTTGTCAGCCCGCATTTGATGGAGACTGCAGAAACAAAGGTCGCGCACCATGCATCAGTATAGGTGACTTTGTATCCTCTGGCACGAGGTGTTTTGCTGTTATAGACATCAATGATCTCACGGTGGCTGCCGTCGGCTTCATTCTTTCCGAGCCAAGCTCTGGCCTGTGCTAAGACCTGCTCACGCTGAGAGGATGTGACAGGAGCAGAAGTATCACCTGTCTGTTTCCTATAGCCATTGAAGCCGTCCTTCGTGATGACGGACGGATAATCCACATAGGCATAGTCCAGATCCACGTTACCTGAGATGCCGCTCACCTTTCCCTTGGAAGAATACTGCCAGATTCCATAATTGCCGGAATAGGTGCATTTTGATGCATACTGAGCTACCCAGTGCGCGTAAGGCGTGAGCCTCCCGTCATCCATGCGTTCCTGGAAGCCGGAATAGGTGGAACCGTAGATGCCGACGAAGTATCCTGCATTTTCCATCGTTTCGCAGAAGGCAATGGTCGCTTCGGTGATTCCGGTCTTGGCTGATGCGGGCTGAGCCTCATTGTCCATATAGACCGGATACTCCAGCTGTTTGCCTTTGAGGATTTTCAGGAAGCGTTCGGCATCTGCTTTTCCGGCAGCGGCACTCACGCAGTCCTTGCCGACGAAATAGTATGCGCCGATAGGGATGCCAGCGGCCTTGGCTCCCTTATAGTTTGCTTCCCACTTGCTGTCAGTATAGAAGCCGTCGTCAGAGCCGCCTGCCTTGATGATGGCGAACTGAATGCCAGCCTCTTTTACCTTGTTCCAGTCAATCGTTCCCTGCCAGTGGGATACGTCGATTCCCTTGATAGCCATTTTACTTATCCTCCTTGTCTGATTCCTTGCCGTCTCGGTCATGAAGCTGCTCCAGCACGTCCTTCAGCTTGTCCGGAACCGGCAGGCCGAGATGAGCGCTGTTTTCAACAAGAGACAGACCTTCGTTTGAAATGTAGAAGAAGATGATTGCTGTACGGAGCACTCCGGCATGGTCAAGCACATAAATGTCGAGGGCGTTTGCAATCCCGATCAGGATGAAGATCAGCACCTTGCGGCAGATGCCCTTGAAGCCAACCGATGAGGAGAGCTTCTTGTCAGCGATGGCGCACATGACGCCGGTGATATAGTCGGCGACTACGAAAATGATGAGCGCAATCATGAGCCCGTCGCAGCCGCCGAGAAACCAGCCGAGCCAGCCTCCGATAGCTGTGAATACGAACTGAATCGAGTTCCAGAATTCTTTCATGTTGTGATACCTCCTTGTGTTCAGGGCATGAAAAAAGCAGCGGCCTTGTGGCAGCTGCCTTCATGCGGTGCATGGTTTATAGGTTGTAATAATCTCTTGGCTTCCCGCCGGTTCCGGAGCGGTTGGAGTAGGAGTAGAGCCGATTGAAAATCGTATCCGTGTCATCGTACCGGTCGACCAACTTGTAGCAAGACACATAGGGGTCAAAATACCTAAGATCCTCTGGCTCGATATAAGAGGATTGCTGCTTTCCTTTTGCGAGAAGGGCGGTACAGTTTGCGCAGATCCTGTCGGATTCTTTTCCGTAGAGCTCCGGGTTATCAGCTTTCAGGAACCAGTGCGCGTCGTGCCATTTGCAGTCATAATAACAGGCGCTGTTGCATATCATCGTGTACTGATAGTTGGTAGGAAGCCGCTCCAGCGCATCAAGATGGCGGGCAAACCAGTGGAACAAAACGATCCGGTCATACATGCTGAAATCACCGGAGATAAGCTCGTCCAGTGTCAGAGCTCTTGTGATGGAAAGCGTCAGTTTAAGCTCCGGGAATGAGGCTTTGACCTTTGCTGCCAGCTTGTCATCGTTCAGGATGAACTGATGGACGCCAAGAGTACGGTAGCGCTTGATCATCGTAATAGTCGCGCCTTTCTGGGCGAGAATGCAGACCGGAATGCCAAGAGCCAGCAGACCTTTCAGCCGATCCACATATTCCTCGTAGGTTTTCGGATAGTTGTCACGGTAAGTGATATCGAAGCGGGTGTTGTCGCAGTCGTCTTTCCAAGCGGCGGCATAGATGCATTCGATGTATGGAATCAGGTTTTGCCGCAGACGGAGTTTTGCCGGATAGTCCGGGTCGAGGTTATAGGGCACTTCAAACTTTTTCATGCTTCCTCCGTTTCTGTCAGCGTGTAGGTGACCTTCATCGTTTTATCTGCCGTCTTGATAACAGGCGTCGACAGGTTGTTGATCGTAGCAAGATACGGTGTGTAGAGATACAGTTCCTTGCGGAAATGATATCCGTAATAGCTGTAGAAATACTCCTGGTAGGCGTAGGTCTTATAGCGGGAGATCATTCTTTGTCCCCACTGCTCACCGTCTGTATAGGTATCTTTGTGATGCACATAGAGCTTCGGTTGCCCGTCGAAGTAATACCAGCCGTTGATGACTACTTCGTCATCCACGCTGAATGTGTACTGCTGGTTGCTGTTATA